CTAATCTCGTCTTTTCGCATTCTTTCTTGGCTCTCTCAATTCAACGAACGGCACGAGATTGAAAACCCCATGGTTCGGCGATACCATAAACCCAAGCTGTGCCGGATCGGCATACCTTCCAACAGCATGATCATACTCAGACGTTCCAGTGAGACAACCATTGATAATGATCTGGTTGTCAAGTAGCGCCGGAACATGCCAGTGACCAAGTACGACATATCTAAATGATATATCCGATCCGATCCGTTTCAATGCTTCACGCCGCACTGCATTCGCAATCCCATAATACGGGATTCCCATCCACGATCTGACACTGTGACCATGTTCCAACAAGAACGGCCAGCCTGCTATGTCGATCACGGCCTTCTGCGCTGTGATAATTTTCACATCTACATTCTTGAGACGTTTCATTAACTGTTCAGATGTCGTGTTGATCACATACGACCAATTCGTGATGCCAGACGACTTGAATCTAACCTTCTTGGTGGTTCGACCATGATTATCAACGCACAGCAAGTAAGCTTCGACGTGATGGATGGAGTCGGCGATTCGGGCGATGATATTTGCTTGAAGCTGGGCGGCTTTCGCAGCTTGAACCGGTGATGGAAACTCACACGTTTCGCGCAGTTCGTCGTGAATATCACCTGAAATTAGATCACCAACCGACAAAATAACGCAATCGTCGATGTTGTAGATGTTCTTGTGAAGCTTGACGTAGCGGATAAAACTGTCGGCGAACGATGTGATGCGACGCTCAGCGATTGCGTAGTCATATGCGTTGAGATTTTCGACGTCTTCGCTCTTGATGATCTCGCCGATTTGCCAATCTGAGATTACGAATACGGCGGTTGCGGGAGGCTTTCGTTTGCTTGTGCTTTTGCGAGGAGGTTTGATCTTGTAGTTGAGTGGATCGATTGAAACTACGATAGTTTCGGCGATCTCGCGATGTTCTGCGAGCTGGAGGCGAAGGCGCTTGATTTCGGCGGTGTAGTTGTTGATCTCTTTACGGAGTAGGGCGGTGATGTCTTTGGTGGTTACTGAATCAGTGGGGGTTTCGGATGGGTCTTCGGTTGGTTCTTCAAGCTGATCCGATTGATCTGAAATGTCAGCGCCGTCCTCACTACCGCTGTTCGAAATAGCCCTCAGAAGTCCTTTAGTCTCATCACCGCGAACTGCAGTTCTTCCTTCAATATTCTCCGCGCTGTTTCTATATAAATATACGCATTTCTCGCAGAGTCGCTCCACCGTTGCAACCCTACCACTTGATATGTAGCGTGAATTCCCACAAGACGGACATATCCGAAGTGCACGAATATGCACATGATTCTTGCAGCGTGGAGGATTCTCGTAAGCTATCTCGGTCGAACTACAAGCGACGCATTTAGAGCCTTCAGGACCTCTAGGACTTCCGGGACTTCCTGGATTGTCGTCCTTCGTATTCATAACCTTCAATCACGATCATTGCTGTTACTGTTCGCTTTCCGCGTCTTCGGTCTCTTCGGCCGGACCGAGCTCCGGGCGGCGTCTACGCCGCATGCCGTTCCCATCCCTCTCTTGGTCTCTCTCCCTAGACCTATATCGCTCCCGATCTCTCTCATCTTCAACATCCACGATCTTCGTCTTCCTTCTGTACGTCTCACCTACGCCGCCTATCCGCAGCAACTCATCCCGATCGACATCATCCGGCGCGATGAATCCGGCCCTCGCCAGTCTTTCGATGAATTGCGATACTCTATCTGCGTCTTCTTTCACTACTCTCCCAGGCAGTACTTGCGGATAATCGCTCATCCTAGCAAACCCCGGGTTCAACTCAAACAATCTCGGAATCAGATGGATGTTGATTGTTTCGGCGATATTCTCCAGATAACCTTGGACTGCGATCAGAAATACTTCGTTCTGATTTCTACTTAGAGCAAATGATCCTACGCGATCCATCCCTAACATAATAAACTGCGATAGAAGCGAGGCGGCGATTCGCTTATCATAACGATTTACGATTCTATCTACATCGAACTGCCGCCGACTGGATCCCGATCCACCCAACAGCTTAATGTCCCAGCCGAACGGCAACGCCAACCCGTCCTGCTCATCGCGTCGCAACGACTTAATGAGCTCTTCTAGGCGGTGCCGCAGTGCGGCTGTGTCGGGATCGTTCGAGTCCAGATCCAACCCCTCAGGTAGATATAGCACCGGCAAGCCGATCAGATCTCTCTCGACGCCGACCGCTTCGATCTCTTCGATGTTTTTCTTGATGAACCACGGTCGATAGGCGTTACGTAGTACGCTTCTTCCTTCAGGGTTGTCGGTCTTTGTTCGAAAGAGAATGGCCTTTTGAATGGGAATATATACGGATTGAAGATCCGGAGGAGGTGCTTGCCACATTCCCAACACTCCACCATCGTCCTCAAGCTCCCAGTGGTCCAGCGAGGATTGCTTTCTGATCTCGATCTTCCTCCAGCCGATCCTGCCGTCCGTATACTTCGAAGCACCCTTCTTACGCAGCTTGTAGACGATCTCGAAGTACGACCACCCATATACCAGCATGGAAGTGACGTTTTCGATGAACGAATTCCATGTGTGGGACATGTCCGTCATGCATTCTTTGACGAAGACGGCTGCGTTCTTGTCGACGCGCTTCGACGAGGCGGGTTCTACGTACCACTGAACCGAGGCGATGAGTCGTTCGATGGCTTGAATGGCGGCGCCTACGATCGGATCGTTGTCATACATCTCGCGGTAGACTTTTACGCCCTGAGCGCCTTGGAGTGAAGTGAGGAATTCGTCGTAGATGTAGCCGCTATAGTGCTTAAAGCCGGTTTTGCCGATTTGGGTGAAATTTGCGTTTTTTGTGGCCATATTAGATGTTTCCTTTATACAAGTTCTATAAACACTCTATGCACGCCCTATACACTCTATACACGCCCTTATCTATATAGATCCGCATATCTCTTTCTTCCGACTCTACCACCCGACGAAGTCAAGATCGGCGTCGTCCCCAATATCCCACTATTTCCGCTTCTGTTTCTCCCTATCACCCTGCGGCTTTCATCAGCATCATCCATCGTCACGATCTCGCCTTTCGACGGAGAAATGATCGTTACTGACGGCGATTTATATTCATCTAATAAATATGGCGAGAACGTTAAAACAAAGGCATCTGCGTCGTTGGGGCTTCTCCCTAACATCGATCTCAATACGTCTTTTTGCATGATGCGTATTCTTCTGTCATTCACATCCCACTTGTATGTGATTGATGTTAATTCTTCGTCAAGTAGAGGCGTATCTAGCGGAATAGCTACTGTAGTGATGAACGTCTGCATATTGAAATATAGTTGTGCTCTGATGTTCGCGAATTGATTGTTTTTAGATGCTGCACCCACATGTATTCCTTTGACACATTTAGCAAACATCGACAGCGATGGATCGGTCTTTAGCATCTCGTGTAATGCATCTACAACGCCTCCGCCCAATCCAATCTCATCAATAAACACAGCTGTAGGTCTATATGCTTTTACCAGCTCCAATAGATATTTAGCTACTTCAACATTGTTATGTTGTGACAATTCACGTCGATCTATTACCGTAAATCCTTTAGCTATATAAATAACCGTGTTATCTCCACCGTAGCGTGCTGGATCACATCCGATAAATAGATTCTTGATGGGGTTTCCGTCCTCTTCGCCGATCCCCTGATAGCTACGTTGATGTGCTTCATACATAGCTTCCGGCGTTACTAGCGTCGAGTTGTCGGATTGTGGTGGTAGCCCCAAAACCTTAACGCGATAATAATCGCTGTTTCTTCCGTAAGTCTCGCGAACGCGATGGATCTCCGCCTTATCTGCGTGCTCGGCTTTTTCGGCCGAGATAAACTTCACCGACCAAAACTTATGAAACTTCGGATTAGTGATGATGTTATAGAAGAAACCCGATCGGCGTGTCGGGTTGGAAGCGAGTACGGCGTGTGCACCTGAAGTCGTAAGCGATCCTTCAACAGCCACCATCACCTGATCAGGTACACCACTGTTGCCACACCACAGAGGCGCTCCGCTTCCTTTGCCTGCTACGAAGACCAACGATGTAGGTACAGTTACACAATAGACGGGGCCGTTATATGCAACGGTTGAGACGGATCGCCCCGACATCGTAATGCATGTACCACCACCAAGGTCGAGATGGAAGATGTTCGATAGGCCGATGTTGGCTAGATCTTCGGCTTTGATAAGCTTGAAATTGTCGAGACCTCCGATCGATGCATACATCATGTGATCGGGGGTCACTGTTATGTCTATATGCTTGGATCTAAAGTTATAAAGCTCCCCATTGAACGTATATGTATGATAGCTTTTGGGCTTTAGCTTCACGTAAAACTCATGCTTACCACCTGGAACCTTTGTACGAATGAGCATATCGGCGGTGAGCTCACCGATCGGCTTCCATCCCATATTCGTAGAAATTAACGTATTCGGATGATAACAAGCCTCATCTACCACAAATAGAATGTTGTCTTGATGGAAGCCCTGTAATCCTTCAACAGCAGCCGTTTTTTCTTTAGACGACGTCCTTCCTGTGGTGGCTACTGCGAACCATTGCTCGCCGCACCCGATAAGCTCAATGCGACGTTTCGTCTGAACAAAGTACTTGCGCAGAAATGGAGATTTCGCTTGCCATTTGGCCAGCTCGGCCCACAACACATCATAGAGCTGATGGCTGGACGGAGCCGTACACGGAATGCGCGGGAAGGGCCGTGTCGAGATGAAGAACCATATAGCTATAGCTAGCAGTGCGGTCTTGCCGACACCAGATCCGGCCGACCAAGCGCAGAATCTCTTCTCGATTAGATCTTCAAGAGCCTCGCGCTGCCACTTGTCGGCCTTGAACCCGCAGATGTCTTCGGCCCACCGCACCGGATCAAACGCATATTCGGCTTGAACGTCGATCAGCTCTTGGAAGGTTTCATCTTGGCGTGAGAACTCGGGTCGAAACACTCCCTTCGGCATTCGTGCGGCGTCCTGCAGAAAGCGCTGAACGTCGTCAGGCGACTCGGCAGGCAGCGGGCCGACCTCCTCGGCCAGGAAGTTTCTAATGAATGAATCGATGTCGAAATCAGAACCGGAACCAGAACCAGCCATACGCTTAACTCTCCAAAACAGCGCTGTCGATGTTGAACATCTTCAAAACGCCGTCAATGTCGTCCTCAGAAGCTTCTTCATTGTCGCTGGCGCTGGCGCTGGCGGCGTCGATTTGAGCGCCGTCCCCATTACCGTTTCCTGCAGCAGCAGTCGCAGCGGCGGATTCAGGCATTCGTGCGGCGTCCTCACCCTCATCTTCATCTGCTGCTTCCTTCGCTTCTTCTATCTCCACCTCCTCCACCTCTTTCACCTCTTCCGCCTTCACCGTCAGCATCTTCTTCTCTTCTTCCTGCTTCTTCCTTCTTTCCAGCGCCTTATTGAACCCCATCTCAATCAGCT